AAATTTTTATCTGAAAATGATTTTATAGGAAAAGATCAAAAACTTAGATTTGAAAAAATATTTAGTAATGAGAAAAAATTGAAATTTAACGAAGAAACTATATCAATTATTTTAGATAAATTTTTAGATAGTAATTTAGAATATACTGAATTTATTTCATATTTCAAAGATATACAAAATATAATCGTCCATTTAAATAAAGATCCCACTTTATTAAAAGATGGAACGATAATGACAAATAAAATACCAAAACAATGGAAATTAACAGATTCAATACAGAAAAATATGAAAAATTATCTTGAAAAAGAAGAAATGGATAATTTTAAACCATCATTGTTATTACACAATCGTATATTAATACAACCTAGAAATGATAGTTATTTAGGTTTTAATTATTATTCATCAATTACATCAAATTATCATGCTTACTTTAAGAATATGTATTCTTATTTATCTAAATATTTCGAAAATTTAGAATTATTAAAAGAAAATAATAAAAGTTATTACACCGATAAATATTCAAAAATTTATTGTAAATATCATTTTATAAAAATATTATCAACAATTGTCGATTATATTGAAGGATTAATGTTAAATCAAGGTGAAGTTGTAAATGACGCTATGCCATTATACAGATTATTAGAAGGGAGAGTAGAAGAATTAATTGAAGAAAATATTAAAGTGTGTTCATTATTTTTGATGGATTTATTAACACATTTATTAATGTCGAATTATGATCCAAATTGGATTTATATGAATAAAAATAAATTAACATTTCAAAGAAAACTTTCAAAACAAAATGAAAAAGAAAAACAAGAAAGGATAGAAAAAATACACAACGCTACACCAGAAGAAAGATTATTAATGAAATATAAACAAGAAACAGGTCAATCAAATTGGCATAAAGAAGCTTCAGATTCACATTTAGAGTATATTAATAGTGAAGAATATTCTAAGAGTACAGATGAAGAAAGAAATCAAAAAATAAAAGAAATATATATTGGAATATTAGAAACATACGATGATGTAGATATTGATAATGTTAATATACCAAATTTGGCGCCAGATAATGAAGAAAAAGAAGAAGAAGGATATTTTAATGACAATGAATTAAATGAAGATAATGAAGAATTTTTAGATGATTATGATGAAGAACAAGAAATGGAATTTAATGAATAATTTTATCTAGATTAATATATATGAGTTCAAATAAAAATAGATAAAAGATCTAAAAGAATACAAGGAGGAATACTCAAAGTGGAAGAAAACAAAAAACTATCAGAAAATTTATAAATTAACATTAATTTTTAATTTCATTATAATTATTATGTATGTATTATAATAATGGAATTTTCAAATAAAAAGATAAAGAAAACTATCAGAAAAACTCAAAAGATATATTCTAGGAAAAATACTAGAAAAAATACTAGGAAAAATACTAGGAAAAATACTAGAAAAAATACTAGAAAAATTACTAGAAAAAATACTAGAAAAACTCAAAGGGGGGAAAAAATTACTAGGAAAAAAAATAATTATACTCTTAAAAAGGATTCTATAAATCAAAGGGGCAGTGGTGATATAAAAATAGGAGGAGGGGAAGAGAAATATAAAATTACAGATTTTAATAAAACAGATCAAGAGTATTTAAGATTATTATATAAAAGAGGTATTCCTTTAATTGGATTTAAAAAAACCCTTGGTATAAAAACAATAGCATCTCTATCTAAAAATAAAAGATCATCTTCACTCGCTCCAGAGAGAGAGACGGACCTGGATGTGACGCTTCGGTGTAATAATAGTAAATGTCCTGATAGCGAATTTAAGCAACTATGGGATCAATCTAAACTAATGCTCAATGAATTTTTGAGCAACAGAATTGGTTTAACGGATATTGGTTATATTACTTATTTAGATAAAAAGGATCGCTACTTAGTTAAAACTATTAAAATTGATAATGTAAATGTTGATGTAAAAGCAATACCAGTCTACCAATCAGAAAATAGTGATATTGACAAAGTAATTCTTGTATATGAACACAGTAAAATCATATCCGAAGAAAATATACTGAAATATTGGATAAATTCGAATAAACGTAAAAGTATGAAAAATACATCGAAATTTTCTTGGTGGAAGTCAAGTATTGGTAAAGATGGACAAATTGAATCTTTAAAAGAAATGGGCAATGTTGCCCATGAAATAATTTCTCATAAAACAACAAGGAATAAAGAAGAGAAGAAGAGGGCAGATACAGCAGAAGGGGACAGAGATTTAGAGAAGCAAAGGGCAGATACAGCAGAGAAAGAAAAAGAGACACAGAAGCAGAAGGCAGATACAGCAGCACGAGCATGGGCAGCAGCAATGGGAGAAACAGAGACACAGAGGCGGAGGGCAGATACAGCAGAAGAACAAAGAGATTCAGAGGAGAAGCGGGCATCTGAAGCGGTAGACCAACTTTCCGGATTACGATTTCGGGCAGAAACTGCCGATATATTTAAGGAAAAAGCAGCACGCGCAGAGGAAACAGCAGAGAAATTAAGGCAACAAGCGACAAATACGGCGATTGAAGCGGTACAGAAGGCAGAGGGAGCAAGGGCAGAAGAGGCAGCAAAGGGGGCAGAGGCGGCGGCGGCGACGGCGGCGGCGGCGGCGGCGGCGGCGGCGGCGGCGGCGGCAGATGTAGACATTCAAGAATCTAACTGGCGAAAGACATCCATCGAAGATCTTCGAATTGAAACACCGGTGAAAATTTTTTCAGAAACTGCGAATAAATGGGTTGATGGTAATGTCAAAAAATTGACCGACGAAGGAGGTGTCAAGGTTTCTTACACTGTCGATTCTTCGGGGAATAAAAAGAAGAAAACGAAGATCATTCAACGCGATAATATCGGGTATTTTCTGAGAGTTCTTGATAATTCTACCGAAGAGGGCGCGGCAAAGCAGGCAGAGGCAGAGGCACAGAGACAGGAGGATGGAGAAGATAGTGAGGAATCATTCGCGCAGGAGGATAGGGAAGCAGATGCTGGACTAACTCTGGATCAGATGACTGAAACTGCTAATAAAATTGCGTTGGATTTAGGAATATCATCCGTAGATAAAAGTTTAGAAGAACTAGTTGATGAATTATCGGAAAATGTGGATCTAGAAGTAAAACAGGATGAATCGCTAGAAGATAAAATAAATAAATTATCTAGAGAAATATACGGGAGCAGAATCGGAGACGACATTCAAGACTCTAAATTGCGCGCACCATCTATCGTAGAACTTGAAAATTACCCTGAATACTTGAAAATTTTTTCGCATACTGAGAATAGATGGGTAGATGGTATTGTCACAAAAGTGATCAAAGGATATGTCCATGTTAATTACTGGATAGGTGAAGAATTAAGGTTTAAGAAAATACCATTCAAAGATATCAGTAATTATCTGAAAGTTCCTGATAATTCTACTGAAGAGGGTGCGGCAAAGCAGGGAGAAGATGATAGTGGAAAGGTATGGCAAAAAATGAACAAAAAAGAAAGACAAGCAGCAGAGTTACTTGGATGGACCCAAACAACATGGGACAATGGAAATACTGATCCGTTTGACAAATATTGGGAAGATATGGACGAAAAAAAAAGAGAAGCAGCAGAACTACTCAATTTTAGTGATGATAGTTTTTTAAAGAGGGATTCTGAACAAGACGTTGAGGGATCAATAGAAGGACGATCACAGACTACTGATCTTGAACAAGGGGGTGTGGAATGGTCTTTGAAAAAATCTTCATTAAATAAAATCGAATCAGTATTTCAGAGTAAATCTTTTAAAAGAATGGGACAAATGATAAATGATTTATATAAAAAAGTTAATTCGTACCCGATCGAGGACGATCAAGGGTTAGATATTTTCCCAAAACAAGAACAGATTGTGTTAAATATAGATGATTATGATGTATGTATCGTTTTAAATCCGAAGGTAAAGAAGTTTTCCGGAGAACAGGCGATGCACGATGATACTCATGTAAGTTATTATAAAGGTTTATTTGTAGATATGGAAAGTCCTGCTGCCTCTGCTGCTAAAGGTAAAGGTAGTCGGGGTTGGGGAGAGGAAGAATGGAAGTTTAAATTCAGATCATTAGAATCCACTACGGAAAATAGAGATACTATAAAACTTGTTTCCCCTCAGACAAGTAGTAAACCTGGACATACTGATTACAAATTTCGTAGATTGATTTATTACGATTACTGGAACCTTGGGGGAGAAGATATTAATATCAATGATTTTTTGGTAAATATTGGTTTAGTTTTGAATGAATCAGATGGAGTAGGAGTTTCATATAATTTTGATCCTAAAACTGATGACACTGATAAATTCAGTAAATTCGATCAATATGTTATCGGAGAAATGGAGAAATCTTCTAGAAATCATCGAATATATTCCATTACATTTGGTGATAAATTGGGGGAATGGAAACAAACAGATAAAACAAGGAGAACTATATATGCTGATGAAATTAAAGGTGGTAATTTGACCGGAGCGACAGTCCCGAGTAACACCTATGTTCGTATTGAAATGTATCATCAGGAGATAGGAATAGAAATGATTGACAAAAAAGATATCAAAGAAAAATATAAGTCGACCGCACGTGCAAAGGGGAAGGGGGGTGGTAAAATAAGAAAATCTTCAAAGAGGAAAAATACCAAAAAATCATTAAAGAGAAAAAATACCAAAAAATCTTCAAAGAGAAAAAATACCAAAAAATCATTAAAGAGAAAAAATACCAGAAAATCTTCAAAGAAAAAACATACCAAAAAAACAAAAAAAATTACTAGAAAAAAAAATAATTATACTCTTAATCTTACAAATAGAGTTGATGATAGTGACATAAAAATAGGAGGCAGTGGACAATTGACAATTAAGAGAAATTTACAGACCGGAGGTGCTGTGAGAGTAAAATATAGTGATTTAAATAATCAATCACAGGAAGAATTTTTAAAAAACTATAAAACATATATTATAAGAAAATATAATGACGGCATTGAATTAAAAATTTATCATATTGAAGATGATGATATAAATGTTTATATCGAATCGACTCTGAAGGAAAAATTAGATAATACTATTTGGAATAATAAATATAAAAATGGAACATATACACTTGAATTAAAAAGGGATATGTTTTCTGGACCGGATAGGGAAAAGATGATTCAAATCAATTTACAGTCCAAAAAGAGGAAAATTTTTAAGGAAATCGGAGAGGACAGGTATTCATTCAGCGCGGTTAAGGATAAAACATCTAATAAATATAATGATTTTAAAATAGTAAAAGTGGATGTAAATGGAGAAATAATATTAGATCAAAATGAACAATATCCCTTAGATAAGGAAATTGTCCCCCAAGGATGGTTTAATGAAATAAATATATGGTTTGGTAAGATAAGTCGAATAAGGAAAATGAGTATAAATAAAACCAAAACTAATATTCAAAAAGAAGATACAGAAAGGGAAACTGAATTTAAAAAAATACAAGAGGAATTGTTAATAGCAGAGAGAGAAGCAGCAGAGGCGAAAGCATTAGCAGAAAAAGCAGCGGCAGACGAAGCGGCAGACGAAGCGGCAGACGAAGCGGCAGACGAAGCGGCAGAGCGAGCGGCAGCAGCAGAAAAGCGCCGGAAACAACTGAACAGACGATTCCAAGAACTCAAGATTCAAATAGAAGAAGAGACAGCGGGGGAGGGGGAGGAGGCGGGGGAGGAATTAACAGAATCAACAGAATCAACAGATGGAGAACAACAAGACGGAGAATCAAAAACAGGTGACAGGGCATCAACGGAAAAACTGGAGGTGTGAGACAAGGAATAAAGAACATGGGGTATGCCAAATAAATTTACTAGAAAACAAAAATCTACTAGGAAATCTACTAGAAAAACAAAAAATAAATCTTTAAAGAAAAAAATATTCTAATAGGAAAATAAAAAAGAAAAATAAATCTAGAAGGAAAACTATAAATAAATATTAATAATTAAATAATATATAATGTATTATATATCATGATTTTAAATACAATTAAAGGATTAGAAAGAGGTTTTCCTATAATAATAACTATATCACTAATATTTTGTTATTTCATAACTCATAATATAGAATTATTACTATTGGCTTTATTTCTTCAATTCAGCAATTTAATGAATTATTTAATTAAAAATTATGTTTTTAAAAAATTCTTTGGAAAACAAATACCTTTGTTAGGTAGAGGTAATCGTCCAGATGGTGCCAAAGATTGTGGAGAATTTATAGATGTTGATAACAGAGATTCATCAACATATGGTATGCCATCCGGTCATGCTCAATTTTCAGGATTTTTATGCGTCTATTTAATATTAATGATCTTAGATGGTAAATATTCTAAAAAACTAAAGATAATTAAGATTATTACAATAATTACTTTGTCATTTATTATAGTATCAAGTAGAGTTTATTTTGGGTGCCACACTATTCAACAAGTTTCAATTGGTTTAATTCTAGGAATACTATTTGGTATTATATTTTATAAAAACAAAAAAAGATTTATGAAATAAATTCAATTTTAATTTTTATTTTATTTACAATTAATTATATGGATTCTAAATACCTTATAATTGATCCTCGACCCCCAGAATGCTTCAAAGATCAAACATTTTGTGGGTATAAAAAAAGAGATGTTATTTCTGCTTTATTTAAAAGTATTGAAAGTGGAAAAGTAGAAAATTCATGTTTTTGGTTAACTGAATGTTTAGTTTCAGGATATATTTTTGAATTATTAGAAAAACTAATTGTGTTTGGCGGAAAAGTAATTCACATAAATAATCCATATTTACCTTCATTTTTATGGGATAGATATAGTTCATTTATGAAATCTATTGATCATTTAAACAATAAAGATAAAAGACAATTCATACATTTAAGAAATACACAATCTATTAGAAATTCTTTTACTGATATAGTTATTACATTGACAACATCGTCTAAAAATAAAAGATATGATAAATATCCTAAATTAAAAGAAGATATAGATTTTTCTTTACATTCTATGAAAAAAAAGATGAATGCTACGATGCAATTATTACCCAGTCATATTATAAAATTTACAGATCCAGAAGAATTAAGAGTAATTATGAATGAATTTTTTTTTAATCTTAAAAATAAACACGGAGGGTATGATAATTGTATTTATTGGATTATTTGGTTAGTTCAATGGGAAAAAATAAACAAAAAAAAGAAAATATCTTTTGAAATTGAAGAAAGACCAATTAAAAATATTCACAAAAAATATTGTAGAGATTTAATTTGGTTAGTCTGGTCTGTTATTTTTGAAGAAGCAAATACAAGAGAGCAAAGTATCAAAATACAAATACAACATTTATTTTTATTATATAAAGATAATTTTAGTAGTGGTAAAAGAAATTTACGATTACCATTAGTTTATAACGCGATAGGTTATTTAACTTTACCTCTTAAATTTAATATTCCAATTAGATCTAATTATGATACATATATCAAAACACAATGTAATGTGAATAAATTATTTATTGAAAAAAAGAAATTTGAAACAAAAGAATATGTTGAACCTGAAAAACCGACAAAGAAAATTATTGGAACAGAAAAAGAAATTTCTTTGTCTAAATTAAATCAAATATCTGAAATAGATCAAATATTTATTAAATAATCTTATATAAATTAAAGTATATGAATAAACTAGTATTATTTTTATCATTATTAATATTTATAATTTTATCAAAAGTAGATGGATATACTAATTATGTATCATATGAAGATGATTATCAAAATTTAAATATATTATGTCCGAAAGATTATAATAAAATGTATAATGATTTATTAAAGACAAAAAGAAATATACAACCATTTGGTTATACAAAAAATGAATTTATAGATAAAACAAGGTTTTTAAAAACGGATATACCTTTGCCCACAAATGCGGATTTTTTTTATTATTAATAATATGAAACTAGACGAATATATTAACTTTGATGTTTTATTTTTAACAATGTGTTTTTTTGTTGCCATTCGTTATTTTAATAGTGAAGAACCAAGATTTGTTGTTAAATATAAATAATTAAAATATACAAATAATTAAAATATTAATTTATTTATAGATAATATAATGAATGATCTTTTAAAAACATTATTTTCAATATTATTGGGATATTTATTTGTAAAAATATTACTTAAGTCTTGTAATGATTTTCATACAATTGATATAAATTAATTACGTTTAATCTTAATAAATAATATTATTAAGATTATATAAATAATGTCGCAGGAAACTTCGATTCAAAATTTGAATAGTAAAATAAATGATGAAGATTCTCGTTTAGTTGAGAGTATTCTAAATGATTTAAATAATGATAAACCACAAGAAAGAATGCCTCAACAACAGATGCCTCAACAGATGCCCCAACAACAGATGCCCCAACAAATGAATGGTCCTCCTGAAGGACTTACTCCAGAACAAATCAAACAGATTCAGATGCAGAGACAAATGGCAATGCAACAACAACAACAGATGTTAATGCAGCAGCAACAACAACTATCAAGAAAAAATTTAGATTCAGAAAAAGAAAGTGTTGATATCAATGCTTCGGATGATATTATTGAAAACATTAAAAAAGAATCAAAGAGTATTTTATTAGTAATCTTACTTTCAGTTATTTTAAATTTAGAACAAGTAGATAATCTATTTAGAATGCAACCTGGATTATTTGTGACAGAAACAGGATCAATTAATATGCAGGCAGTTTTAGTTAAATCTCTTTTAATTGGTATTGTTTTTTATTTAGTCAAAACTTATCTTTTTTAAAACTTGATCTATAAATTTTTGATTAGATTCTAGTTTTTTATAACATTTATTAATAGTTACTTCAGAAATAAAACATTTTTCTGAAATATCTTTTTTACTAATGGTTAAATTATTTATTTTAACAAATAAATATATACATCCTGAAGCCATTGCCGGTGGTGTATTATCATAAACTAGATCATTTTGAGAACATAAATCAGAAATAATAGATATTTTTTTAATATCATTTTCATTAAAATTTAAGTTATATGAAAATCTTTCAATAAAATCAGATATATTTATACTTCTTGTATTTTGTATTCTATCAATATTAATCTTATTTATTCTTATAATTTCGGTATAATTTTTACATCCCTTTGTAAGAACTTTTGGTGTAATTTTAAACATATCTGCTAATTCTTTAACACTTCTTGGGACATAACATTCTTTACAAGAATTAAATACACAAGCAGCAATTATACCTTTTCTATTATTACCTCTTGAAATTTTAGTATCAGATATAATTGAATATAGTGAATTAGCAGTATCACTTATAATAGACGGTAAATTATTACTTTTACAAACGTTTGATATTTCATTAAATACTTTATATTTACTTCTTTCTTTATATGGCATACTATTCCATTGTTGATATAATCCTACTTTACTATTTTTATCTTTAGAATTAATACTAGTTCCGACAGATGAATCTGGTAATAACATATTAATTGGCATACCACATCTAGTAGGATTTGTATTTTTACTATCACTAGAACCATAAAATCTCCATTCTGGTGAATCAATAATATTATTTATTAATTTATTACATATTTTACAAGATATTGTTTCATTTATGTATTGATAATTTTTAATATCGGAACAACAATCAATTTTTTTTTCAAATTTTTTTTCTGATGAATCTTCTAAAGATTGATATAGTTCATCAAAATTCATTTCGAAATTAAATAGTTAATGTTTTATAAGTATTATATTAATATATTTTTAAATTGAAATCAAATTTATTAGTTAAAAATTTGTAAAAATTAAATCTCAATTACAATATAATGTTTTATTGTGAATTATTATCTGGTTTATGGATTGGGGATACAGATATCTTAAAAAATAAAAAATTTATGGATGACAATAATATAAATATTATATTGAACTGTACTCAAATGTTTGATTTTCCAGATAATAAAGATATTCGAAAAATAAGATTACCATTTTCACCGGTTAGAGAATCAAATAGTGATATCTTTTTGATAAGAGAAAATAAAGAAAAAATTATTTCATTAATAAAAGATAATATAGATAAATATAATATCTTAATAGTTTGTTATAATGGAAAAAGTATATCACCTTTTTTAGTTTCTTTATATATATGTTCAGAAAGTGGTATAGATAAGTCTTCGATATATGATATATTATTAACAAAAGATTCAACTTTAGAATTATGGTGTGATTTGTCTTTGTTTTTTTAAATTAAATTTAATTATCTTATTAACAATATTCCACTGTTTTTGGATAATATCATTTAATGTTTCTATTTCTGATTTTTCAATCCATGGTATTCTATTATTTTTTTCATTAAATATAGGTTTATCTTCATCATATCTATTAAAGATTAATTTTCCATTTTTTTGAATCATATTTAGATGATGTTGACAATAATCTTCATTATTTTTTTTTAGATAATAACATCTTGTTCCCTTATGATTATCCCATATTCTAGAACAACATCTTTTATCATCGGGAATATTATTTTTATTTTTTTCAAAAAATGATAAATAATTAGTTTTTTCTTTAATTTTAATTAAACAGAGTTTTTTATATAATTTTTTATTTTTAAATTGAGATTTATCATAATGAATCATTAAATCATTATATAAATCTCCTTGTAATTTTAATTTTAATAGATCATTAATATGCATATTAAATGATATTTTACCAACTCGTGTTTAAATCAATCAAATAGTATTTAAATCAAATTTATTAAAAATATCATCAACAACTTTTTTAGCAATTATTTCTCTAACATTATCGTCTATATTATCAATTATTTTTTCGTACATTTGATCTTTAAAATATATTTTAGGATATTTTTTACTTAAATAATTGTATAAAATTTTATTGATTTCATTTTCTTTATTAACGATTTTAATTTTATTTTTTTTGAGTAAATAAGGATTAGCAATCATTCTAAAATAATTATTATCATCCATTATAATATATTAATGATAGGTATATTAAAAAATCCAGTTTTTTTCACATATCCTATATTAACATAAATAGTTTCTTTATTTATATCTTTAATTTTATTAGATTTAATTATTATTGACGAATTTTTAAGAATTTTCTTATAATTGGGTATAATTGATGATAAAAGATCATCATAAAATTTTATTTTATCAGGATATTTAAATTTTATTTCATAATTATCTAAATTTTTGATTATTTTAAAATGATTCATCTCTATTATTATACCATAAAGGTCTACTATGTTATCATAATATTTAATTTTATAAGAATTATAATTTTCAAGTATCTTAAAGTTTTCAATATTTATTTTTTTAGGATAGATATATTTTAAATTCATTTATAAATATTTACAAAATATAATAAATATAATACCTCATGTTTCATGAAAAAATTATAAATAATATCTTGAAATCAAAAGATATTCCCAATATTATCTTGTATGGACATCACACTGTAAATAATAAAAAAGAACATATAATAAAAAAATTAGATGATTTATACAAGATAGTAAATAAAAAATTATTAATAAAGAATGATATTGAATATATAATAACCAGTTTATATTATGAATTTAATATGAAAAATATAAATAATAAAAACTTAGATTCATTTCTTGAGATAATAAAAAACATTGTTAATAATAAAAATTATTATAATGAATATTCAAATAAAATAATAATTTTTGACAATTTCAAAATATGTACAAAAATTCAAAATATATTTCGTGTAATATTTGAGAAATATAGAATAACAACTGTATTTATCATAATTACAAATGATTATAATAGTATAATAGAACCATTAAAAAGTAGATGTATAAGTATTCGGATTCCAAATATTAGTAAAAAAGAAAAAAGAAAAATTTTACATAAAAATATATCTTATAAAGAAATAGATTCCAATTTATATGATAAAATATACGAAATAAATAATAAAAAAGAAATAGAGATATTATCAAAATGTAAAGAAATATATGATAATAATTATGAAACACCTTATCATAAAATATCACATGATATTTTAATCATTTATAATAATAATAAATTTAATAAAGAAATATTAAATAAATTAAAAGAAATTTCATACAATATATTGAAATACTTAAATATAAATTATTTTTATTTTGTATTTTTGTCTGTATTACTTTCTAAAAATACAATAAGAGATAAAACGAAGTATAAAATCATATATATTTTTTCAAATAATCAATACCAATATAATAAATCTTATAGATCTATTTTAGTAATTGAATCATTATTAATCAATATTTTTAATTTACTTGCAGCATAAGAGAAAAACGGCAAGGAGTAAGAACATATTCATATCAACCTTGAAGCAGCAAGAATAAACAAGTAAAAGGAAAATAACAACTTGAACGACGGAGTGTCTCATAATTCCGAGTACCGGATCTACTACCGGACGAAGTTGTGCCTTAAGGTTAAAACCCATAATATCATCTGGAATCAAAGATACAAGGATTAAACCTGTAAGAAGAATTTCAATATTTCTCTTATTAGAACTAATTAAGCTATTAACACTATCTAAACCTCCCATTTATATTTATACATTAATTAATATTTTTTTTTTGAGGAAATACATATAAAATTATATTTAATAAATAAATTATGAATTATTATCAAATATTAGATGTAGATTTTGAATCTTCAACAAAAGAAATAAAAAAACATTATTATAAATTAGCAAAAAAATATCATCCGGATAAAACTAAAAATAATGATTTAGAAGAAAAATTTAAATTATTGTCTGAAGCATATACAACTTTATCTAATCCTAAAAAAAGATTTATATATGATATTAAAATTAAATATAACTTAGATTTAGAAATTTTAAATTTTCGAGAAGAAGAATATGAATTATTGCATAGTTATTATAATAAAATTATGAATATGACAGAAATTAAATTTCTTAAATTATTGTTCAAATCTTTACCAAACAATATAAAATCTAAAATATTTATTCTTTCAAATATGAAACCGAATACTCAATTACTTAATATTTATAATTATAGATATATTGATATATCAAATCTTAGAGAAAATTATTCAATTAATTTATTTCTTAAATTTGAAGATATTTATTTTAAAAATACAAAACATTTATTAATATTAAATTCAGGAAAGATCTATTATTTATGTGTTACAAATTACAATTATAAAGTAATAATAAATAATGATAACTATAAACTTATAATTAATATAATTGGTGAATTAAATGATTTTAAAAAGAATAATAATAATTTACTATATACGATAAACTTAAATTTATATCAATATTATTTTGGGGATACTCATAAAATTTTATTAGCAAATAAAGAAATTATTTGTAAAAATGATCTAGATAAACAAATAGTTTATCCATTTATTGGACTTAAAAAAAATGGTCAAAGAGGTAATCTTATTATTAATTTCAATGTTGATTTAAATAAAAACAAAATTTGTGAAAAAAATAAAAAACTAATAGAAGATTTATTTAATGTTTAATTCATATCTTAAATTATAATCTATCTTAAATTATAGAATGTTTGAAAAAGATTCATTATTATTACTTAAAGAACTTGATAAATTTATTGAAAAAAATCATAAAGACGAATATTATATTCATAAACTATTTAATTTACTTGAAAAACATGATTTTAATTATGATGAACCTGTAATTGAAAATAATGAAATTTGTAATTTTCCAACTATAAATACATTTGTATCTCAAGAATTAAATCAGAAAATTAAATCTTATAATAAAAAACAAATAGTTAAATGGTCTGTTTATTCTGATTACAAAATCGATTGTTCTTTATGTATATTTCGTAAAAATAAAAATCTATCACAAAAATCTTTAAATTTTTTGATTTATGCTATTTCTTTTATTTTATCATTTTCAAATCATGATCTTGAATTTGAATGTAATTTAGTATTTTTACCAGATAAAAAAATGTTTAATAATCAATTTACTCCAAATGAAATAAATAGTGGTATGTCTTCAACAACAAATGATTCGAGTACTATTTATGTCTGGAGACTCGAAGAATGTATAAAAGTAATTTTTCACGAATGTATTCATTCTTTGAAATTTTCAGAATTAAATGATACAGTTCAACTCATTAATCATTATAATACTAAATTTAATTGTAATGTTTCAAAAATGAAAATAAATGAAACATATACTGAAATATGGGCGAGAATACTTAATTGTTATTTCATTTCTTTAATAAATAAATTTCACAATTCAAATTTTAATCCTTATACATATTTCTGTTTTTTACTTGAAAATGAAAAAATATTTTCTTTAATACAATCTTCAAAAATTCAAAATTTCTTAATAGAAAATCCAAATTATGATATAAATAACACAACAAATACATTAGCATATCATGTTTGTGTTAGTGAATTATTTGATAATCTTAATAATTTTTTAAAATTAAGATTTAAAGAAAAAAATATCTTCTACTTAAAGAATGATAAAGAGTTTATTAAATTTTTTACAGATAATAAATATACTAAAAATATAGAATTAGAGGATAATAAATTTTATAATAAAACTTTTAGAATGTCTGCTATTGGATTATCAATTTTTATGCCATAAGGCAACTATGCCGTAGGAAAGATCCCCTCCTTGTTCGGGAAATGAACCTTAAGGTATGTCTGGAGATTGAAGAAGGTTAGTTCATCGCCCTTCTTGATCTTAAGGAGTTTCTTGAGAGAACTATCTGGTAGAATCTTGCGCTTATCACTTTCATCTTGAAGAGAGTGTTCCTTACAGTAGGCATTGATTGCCTTTGTGACTTCGGTGCGGGCAATAAGTTCATCCTTACCAAGACTGAGGAACTTACGAAGTTCATCGGATACAGGACCAGGCTTAGCAAAACCGCTTGGAGGAGCATCCGGATTAGTTACACGACGCTTCTTTCCACGACTCTTCTTTTCTAAATTCTTAGAATGCTTTAAAACTGCCTTCTCAATCTTAGTTACACGATTCTTGAATGCTCGTGCCATTTGGAGAAATTCATCTGCCATCTTGGTAAGTTCGGAGAAATCAGTTGAAATCTGGTCAAACTCGGATGTTTCAACCGGAGACTCGACCGGTACATCAACCGGCACCTCAACCGGTACATCAACCGGTACATCAACCGGTACATCGACCGGTGCCTCAACCGGGACTTCCTTAACAGCAACCTTCGACTTCTTTCCAGAGTTCTTGTTCTTATTCTTAGCAACCATATTATATCTTATTAAATTATTTTTTTTATATCAATCAACCGCACTATTATACTATGATATGATATGTTATTTTTAAGTAGTTTTATACATAAGCCAACCAATCTTGATGGGCAATTGTACAAGGTAAAGATACTGTTGATAAAGATATTATAAAATACATATATCCTAACTTTCTATCTGATAAATTTTGAATATTTTTGAATTTATATATATCATTTATAATTAAATCTAGAATATCTTCTTTATTTTCATATCTAACTACATCTATCACAGGTGTTGTAAATAATCGACCATCAGGTGGAGATAATACTCTTTTAATATTAATACTATCTCTTAAACGATAATTCCATAGATCTTCCAACTGTTTAAATAATTCTTTACATTTTCTTAAATTTAGTTTTAAAAACCAATCAATTTGACAGGAATAACCATTCATTTCTATATCTGAGAATAAGTCAACTGTTTTTTGTTTCAAAGATTTCTTTTTTTCTTCATTTAAATCTACTATATTTTCAAAATTTTTATCTTGTTTTAAAATTTCAATTTTGAATATTATATCTTTAATAATATTATCAGGAATTTCTTCAGTAGTATAAGGATTAAGTTTATTTATTGTTAATAATTTAATTAAAGATCTTATATCAAATCCCCATTTTAAATTATTATGATCTCTATAACAATATAAATATTTGTTTTCTATTTCGGATAATTTATCAAAAGAATAAAAATCTTCTTCATTATTACAATTTTTGTGTTTATTTTGATTAAGTATTATCTTTATTTTTTTTTGTAAGTTTATTATAGTTGAAAGATCTTCGTTATATTTTTGATAACAATTAATATAATTTTTCATTTTCTCGAAATAAAATTCTTTTTTTTCATTTTTATCTGAATCAATATTAATCTTTTTTTTCATACAAAATATTAAAATATCGGCAATAAGATAATCTTTTAGTTGATTTGTAAAATTATCTATAATTATATTTTGATTCTCATCGAGTAAATGATATTTCCTATGTTTATAACAATAATTTCCATATTTTGAATTGTGTTTACATTTTGTTAAATTTTCTCCATCAATAAATTTACATTTTTCCATATTTATATTAAATTCATTTAAAATTTTTAAATTCATTTACCTAAAAATACTTAAAAATTTGATAGTTTATAATATTGTATTAGTATAAGATAAATAAGAGATAAAAGTATAAAAGTAAAGCAAAAGGAAAACAAAGTAAAGCAATCAAATAAAAACAAAGAATATGTCTTTCAAGCCAATGAAACCTCAGGAGTTTGACGCGAGCAACATCGAATTTACAAAGTTTAAGAAACTTGATAATGGAGCAAATGTAATGTATCTTAACTACAGTGGAAAACCAATCCATCTAACTACACCCGAACTAGAACTACCATTTGATAGTAATTTCTGGGCAGATAATGGCGATGATAATGGTAAGTGGCAAGTAAAGTGTAATATTCAAAAGACAAAAGAAAATCAAGGTCTAATTGATTGTCTTAAGAATATGGATGAAATTATTAAGAATCAAGCTGTTGAAAAGAGTGTTGAGTGGTTTAAGAAAAAGCATCTTTCGATGGAAGCAGTTGAGGCACTCTATAATCCTCAAATTAGGGAAGATCTTGATCCAGAAACTGGGGAACCAACTGGTAAGTATCCGCCATCGTTCAATTTCAAGGTTATTAAGCGAGATGGGCAAGTAACATGTAAGGTATTTACTGATGGTAAGAAGGAAGTAAATGTCAATAATAAGGAGGATGAAGAATATGTAGATATGAATAATCTACTAAAGAAGGGTTCTAAGGTGAAACTTCTTATCAGATGTAATGGTATTTGGTACGCAAATGGTAAATTTGGTTGTACTTGGAGGGCAGAACAGATGAAGGTAAAGGTAAGTGAAAGTTTCGACGAGTGTGTATTTGATGATTCTGATGATGAAGAAGTTATTGAGAGGATTGATGAGAATTTTGTAGAATCTTCAGATGAAGAAGAAGAAAAGGTAGAAGAAAAAGAAGAAGATTCGGGAGAATCAGAAGAAGAAGTAGTTAAGCAATCAAAGAAAGTAAGAAAGGTTCGTAAGAATTAATAAAATTATGAACCTTATATTAATAAATTAAAATTATAAAATTTTTTATCTAAGTCTTAAAACAAGATGAAGAGTACTCTCTTTTTGAATATTATAATCTTGTAGAGTTCGCCCATCTTCAAGTTGTTTTCCAGCAAAGATAAGACGTTGTTGGTCGGGCGGAATTCCCTCTTTATCTTGAATTTTTGCTTTAACATTTTCAATCGAATCAGAACCTTCTACTTCAAGTGTCATTGTTTTACCTGTTAGTGTTTTAACAAAAATCTGCATAGTATTTATATTAATATCTTATTTTATTTTTTTAAGTATTAATCAAAATCTAATTTAATATAAATATTTGTCCGTGAAAGACCTCTAGTTGCTGATAATGATAATTCTTGTCTTAATTTTCTTTCACCTTTTTTTTTATGTGATGATTTTTTAATATTCTTAAGACAATTATTCATATCAGTTTCAATATCTTTTTTATGATTATAAATGTAATCAATAATTTTATTATTGATTGCCCATTTGAAAAAATTTAATTGTCCTATAGTTGTATCAACTATTTCATCTTTACACTGAAATTCAATTCTATTTCTTCTACAAAAAGGATCAAATTTCTTTTTTGAATATGCTTTAAGTTGTGATTTATATGATTGAAATACATTTATATTTGAATGTAACTCACCTGATTCACCAAGTGTCAGATTATTATCTTTATCTTTATAAATATTATAATAAATTTTTTTTTTTTTGGAATAATTTGTTATAAACCAATCAATTGATCTTAATGAAATTTTTTTATTATCTTTCAAAATAGATAATAAATCATCCGAATTTTTATCATCATTATAAAAATTTTTAAGTGAGTTTAACAATAATTCATCATTTGACATATTTGAAATATATTAAGATAGTTTCTTTAAATATATTAAACTATTAACATTTTTTATATTTTTTTTTCTTACATTGTCCTTTCAATTTATTATAAAATCTTTCTGCTGCTTTAATTGTTCTAAAATTTCTAGTTTTCATTTTTTCTTTTCCTTTTTTATAAGTGACCTTTTTATTTTTCTGTTTAATTTTAAATTTATCTTTTTTCTTTTTACCATTTAAGCTACTTGACATAATATATTCATCATTTCTAATAATATTTCCATTAACGATTTTAGATGAACTACTCGATGAACTAGAAGAAGAATAATATTTACCCGCTGCTACAGCACTAGCACCAGCACCTAAAACACCTGCCCCAGTAACTAATGGTGATAAACATGGTAAACAAGGTAAAAATCCACCCCCCTGATCTACTTTCTTTTTTTTCTTTCTCTTTTTCTTATTTGAACCAGATTTAACTGTTTTTTTTTGTTTTCTTGGAGAAATTCTATTTATATATTCAATATTTTCTTTTAAAACCTCATGTAATCTATCTCTAGAATCTGTCATTACTTTTAATTTAGACTCACAATCCATGTCATCCCATTCCATTTTATTTTTCTATATAAATATATAGAAAATATTATGGATTCATGGATAATTTATGGACTTATTGCTGCGGTACTCATTGCTTCAAGAGATCTTTTTACGAGAAAATACGCTAATAAATATTCACCCAGCGAACATTTACTTTATTATTATGTTCTTTGTGGAATAATTATAGCTGGATATAGTTGTTATCGTAAATTTCATATGAAAGAAAAAATTAGAATGATAGAAACACAAGATATATGGAAATATGTGTTAGTTTCTGCTGCTTCTGTTATTATAATAACTCCTTGTGAAGTCATGTCTATACAAAAATCAAAAAACCCCGGAACTGCTAGAGCATTAACTAATCTAAACACTTTGATATTATTTATTGTAAGTGTTTATTTCTTTAAAACCGAAAAATTAAATTTCAAAAAAATAATGGGTATTTTATTAACTATCGGAGGGATCTTCTTGATCTTTTAGATTTATTTTTCAATCCAATACATCCCCTGTAAATAAGCATCTGATAAATCATCTTGTTTTTTACTTGAATTAAATAATTCTCTATATTTTTCATCAATTTTATCGTTTTCATTTATCATATATTTACAATATTGAATACCTAAATATTTAGTCTTATTATATTTATTTTTAATTTTACATTCAACAGGAGGTCCTTTATAAACTTTTAATTTATTTCTAGCATTAACCATTTCTATATTATTTAATAAACTATCTGTTTTATTAACACCATTAATCAAGAAATAAGAATATAATATCATTTGAACAGTTTTCATTGTAGGATTTTTAAGGGCGGGTTGATTTTCAATAAGAACATGATCTACATCTAAAAAATTAGATTTCGTATCTAATATTTTTACCATATTTGAACCCAATGATAAAATAGGATTTTTTTCTTTTTTTATACTTTTAAATTTAATATCTTTATAACATTTTAATACTTTATGAGAACTACAAACGCATATACCATCTTCTGATATAAACTTTGATGTTTTATCACATTGATTACCATTTTTCTTATTTATATGATGACATCGGGGATCTGTTGATATATTTAATATCCCCCAATCTTCAATTGTATTATCAGTATTATCAATTAAACAATAAGCCAAATTTTTGATTCCAACATCAAATGATAATACTTTCATATACTATAATATTTATTATACTTTAAATGAATTATCTCTTTTTATTTCTTTTAGTTTTTTTATAAGATTTATTCTTTTTTTTTATAGTTTTTCTAGAAGATTTCTTTTTCTTTTTTGTTTTTCTTAAAGATTTCTTTTTATTTTTTTTACTTTTTCTTTTTCTTTTTGTTTTCTTTGTTTTATTTTTTCTCTTTTTTCTTGTTAATTTTTTAAATTTACCACCACCCTTACCCTCTGTATCATCTCTATTTGTTTTCCCTTCACCACTAACAACAGGATTGTCTGAATTTTCCGCATTTTTACTTCCACTTTCATCAATTTCAGGTTCAGATTCGCGATCATCTTGTCTTTCATCATCTGATCTTCCACCATCATCTTCTCTTCTATCATCACTGACTGAACTATGTATACTTTTAATATCTTGATCCCTTTTAGTTTCTATTTTTTCTATCTCTTCTTCTTTTTTTTCTGAAATTATTTTTTTTTTAATTTCTTTTTTTTCTTCGGGGGTTAGGTTAATTTCTTCTTCTGAACCATCTTCCCTTTTTTTATTTTCAATTTTTTCTGCTTCTGCAGCTTTTATTAATCCTTCCAATTCATCGGTTATTTTTTTTGTTCCATTTATCATCTCATCGTAAAATTTTTCAATTTTTTCTCTCTCTTCCGATGCTTCTTTTATTATTTTTTTTTCTTCTTTTTCTTTTCTTTCTTTTTCTTCTTTTTCTTCTTTTTCTTTTTTTTTTCTGGTTTCTTTAATTTTCCCTTTTGATTGTTTCAATATTTTTAAATCATCATTAAAATTGCTTACTATAGAATCAAATGAAGATCCCTGACTAGTATCAGAATTAAACTGTTTTAACAATTTAATGTAGATATAAACATGATTAATAGCATCAGTTAATTCATCTTCTAATTCTTCTATGTTTTCTTCTAGTTTTTTTATCTCTTGTTCTAGTTTTTTTATCTCTTGTTCTAGTTTTTGAATTTCTTGTTCCAATTTTTCTTTTTTTGTTACTAATTTTTTTATACTGAATTTCAGTGATGAAATAACCTTTTCTGTCACATTCGTTCTCTTTGTTATCTTCTCTAATTTTGATCTTTCACTTTCTAAACTTTGTTTATCCTTTTCTAACTGTCTTTTTTTAGTATTTAATTGTGAAATTTTATTATCTAATTCTAATTTTTTATCATCTAATTCTTTTTCTTTTGATAATTTCATTTCTGATTTTATTTTAATATAACTAGATTTACTATTGACCAATTCATAAGAAGAACTTTCTTTTTCTCTATCAGAATTTGCGGATATTTTTGCTTGTTTACCAATTTTTTGTAATGTTTTATTTAAAACATCCATTTTTAATTCTGAATTATCAGATGAAGATTCTAGATAATCTTTTTCATTTAATCCAATAAAATATCTTTTTATTTTTTCTTCTTCTGCTTCTCTTTTTTCTTTTTTTTTTTTTGTTTCTGAATTACCTTGAGCACTATTTATATCAATCCTTGTTTGTATTTGTTTTTTATATCCAATAATTTGATCAACAGCTTCCAAAAGTTGTCTTACATCAAGTTGAAGAAGTTTATTTTCTTTAAAACTACTCAATTGCATACTTATTATATTCATAAATGAACCCGGGGTATCTTTTTCAGGAGAACTTTCTATAAGAGTAATCATATCATCAATTAATAATCCAAATTTCTTTGTAATATTTTTGGAGATATAATACAACATACTCATTTTTAATTCTCTTTCATCCCCTGGTTTCAAATCACTAGTTTTTATAAATTTCTTCGGATCGCATATTATTTCATATAATTCACTAAATTTTGTAAGTATCCTTTCTTTATTTTCTTCTTCATCAATAGGGTTATTATTAGATCTATATAATTTTAATATTTTATTTTTTTCATCTTCATTTGTTAATTCAATTTTACAATTTTGAGGTTCTGTCATATTTCTCCTATATATTAACAAATATTTATTTTAATATTTATTTTCAATTATTTTATTATATGTTCCAATTGATATTTTAATATTTTCATTTAATTCTAAATTTAATATACTATTTTTTTTATTCTTAAATTTATTATGATACTTTTTTATTATAGAAATCTGATCTTCATTAAATTTTTTTTTTGTATCTTTAATATTTTTTTGAATATATTCATAATTTAATTGAATCCCTTTATCAGTTTGAATGTATCCATAAATTCTTAAATTTTCATGTGTTACTTTATGATGACAATCTTTACAAAGAGGAACTAAATTATGTTTAGAATTTTTATGATAATGCTCTATAATATTATTATTATCAGCAATATATTGTTCCTTAATATGATGTGTTTCTTCTGATTTTTTTGAACAAATACCACAAATATCCATGATTATTTCAGAATTATAATGAGATTTATTTTCAAAGAAATTATGACTTTTACCTGTTGTTTCCAATTGAACTGATCTTGCTAATGATATAAAATCTTTATTTAAACCCATTGCTTTACAAACTTCTAATCCATATATAGGTGGTCCCGAACCTTTTTCTAATTTTCTATCATAAATTAATAAATCATTTTCATTATCATAAATTATTTTCAAATGATAAACATTTAAATTTTGAATACTTTGAACCAAACTAATATCCATTAACTGATGTAAATGAGAAGTAAAAATAAATGAACACTTGATATCAGAAAGAGTTTTTAATCCAGCAGCAACTAAACATAAAGCAGAAATATTTTCAGTTCCAGAACATAATTCATCACCTAAAACAAGTGATTTATTATCTGATCTTACTAATATACTTCTTAATTCACTCATTTCAACAGCGAAAGAAGATTGACCTTTAAAAATATTATCATTATTTAATATTCTTGTAAATATCTGTGTATAAGGAGAATATTCAAACGCGGAACAAGGAACAAAAAACCCTGATTGAGCCATTATAATTGATAAACCAATACTTTTCATTAATGTTGATTTACCGCAAGCATTTGTTCCATAAAGTAAAATTCCATCTTCATTTAATTTAACATCATTAGGAACATATGGTATATCTTGTTGTATTTTCTCAACAATAGGATGTCTAATATCTTTAGCATTGACAAATGATGAATCACTATTGATTATTTTTGGACGACAATATACATTTTCAATTGATAATTTAGCAGATGTTGAATAAAGATCAATTAAACCAATTAAACAGACAATATTATCCATTACATTTTTATGATTATCATAATAATATTTAATTTTTTCAATATAATTTTCTTTATTTATTACTTGTAATTTTTTTTGTAATTTATTAATATCATCTGATAATTTATATATAATTGGAAGATCAACATGATAATTAGATCCTTTTTGAATTGTTTTTATTTGATCTGTATTTATTTTTAAAAATGTTTCATTTTCATATTTAAATTCTATTTCTTTATTTAATAAATTTTGAAAACTTTTTTTCATAGTTTGTGATCGATTTTTTGTCATGTATAAATGCCATCCATATTTATCATTACATCCAATTTTGACTATTTCATCTTTATTTTTATCAATATATTTTCCTAATTTTTTAGAAATAGAGATTAATAAGTTTTTTTTAATATTAATTTCATCGTCTAATTCATCTAATTCTGGGTAAATCGTTTTTTGAAATACCGAACTTTCCATATTTTGTAAAGACCATTTTTCTAATTCATCAATATTAAAAATTGATTCATAATCTTGAATAAAATTTATTAAATCTTCACTTAATAATAAATAATTATCCATCCATTCTTTCATGGATGGAATTTGAAATAGAATATCTGTTAATTTTAATATAAACTTATAAGAATTATGAATTGAATAAAATTCATATGGATTTAGTATAGATAAACTCATTTTCCTATGTAATTTTTCGATATCAATTATTTTTTTTAATTCATTCTTACAAAGATTAAAAATATATTCTGTATTATTTTTCCCTTGAAATAATTCAACAGAATTATATCTTTCATTTAATTTATTTTTATCTAATATTGGATATAAAATTCTTTCTTTACATAATCTTCTACCAATAGCAGTTGAGCATTTATTTAATAAAGATAATAAAGAACTATATTTCTCTGATAAATGTTCTTTATTGTCAATAACATAAAGTTGTTCTACACAATTGTGATTTAATAATAAATATTCTCTATTAATCTTAAACTGTGGTTTTTTTAATGACATAGCATTTTCAATTTTATGTTCATGAATAAATTGAAGCATATAAATATATGATAATGTAATATCAGGATCTCTTTCAAAACCTAGATATTCAATTGGTGATAACATTGATGAATTTTTAAAATATTTACTTAAAAATTGATTTTGAAATGAATTTTTCAAAAAATCACTTGATTTATTTTTATTAATATGAATAATATTGGTATCAATACACCATAATTGAGATAATTTATCATTATTAAAATTTATATCTTTACTATCATAGTGAACAATTAATTCACTAGGATTATAATATTGTATTAACCGATATATTTCATCATTCCAATTTTTATTGTCTTTATTTGAAGATAAAATTCTATGGACATAATTATTACCTGTTGAAATATCAATTGTAGATAAACCAGCAGTAATTATATTTTTATTTTGTGAAATAGGATAACTATTAATATAAATAGAAACAAGATTGTTTGTATCCAAATTATTAAATTTATCAATAATTGTTGAAGGACTTATTATTTCTGTTACTTCTCTTTCTGGATTAGGAGGGGGAGTCGTTTGATCAATTTTAACAATTGTATAATTGTGATTTAATAATATATTTCTGAATTTTAAGAAAGCATGATCTGGAAATCCAGCCATCAAGAAATTATCATAAGATATTTCTTTTATTTTCTTATTTCTCCTTGATATTTGAATATTTAATATATCTGATATTACGTTTAAATCTGCTCCAACACTTATTTCATCATTTATAACAGCGTATATTTCATAAAATTGACCCACCATCATAAGTACAATTGTGTTTTTACCATATTTTTGGGAATATTTTGAATGATAATCTAGATATTCTTTAAGAATATTACACATATCTATATTTTCATAGTTATTCATATTTATCTTATATTATTATGATTTTAATTTTAAATTAAAATATTAAAATCATTTAAAGAAAAAGAATATCATTATTTATAAATGGTAGCAGATTTATTCAATCAAGAAAATGATAATTTTATTATTAATATCAAGACAGTTCAATCAGGTGCTTTTAGGATATTAATTGAAGCATTAAAAGAAATTTTAACAGATACAAATATAATTTTTGATGAAACAGGTATAAAATTAATTGCGACAGATAATTCTAAAATTGTGCTTATTCATATGAAATTACATTCTGAAAATTTTGAACATTATTATTGTAAAAAGAAATTTAAGATTGGTGTTAATATGAATAATTTGTTTAAACTCATTAAAGTTATGAGTAATAATGATATATTAAACTTATATATTGAAAAGAATGATGAAAATAGATTAGGTATTAAAATTTATAATGAAGACAAGAATACTCAAACTATATTTAAACTAAATTTACTTGATATTTCAGAAGAAGAAATTAGTATTCCACCAGCTGAATTTGATACAGAATTAACTCTCCCTTCTATTGATTTCCAAAAATTGATTAGAGATATGACAAATATTGGTGAATATGTTGATATTAAAAGTGTAGGTAATAATTTAATTTTAGATTGTAAAGGTGATTTTGCCGTTCAAGAAACAACATTAAGTCAGATTGATGATAATTCTGAGAATGGTTTAAAGTTTTCTATATCTGCTAATCCCGAAAAACCAATTCAAGGGATCTTTTCTCTAAAATATTTAGTTTTATTTACAAAATGTACCAATTTATGTAATTTAATTCATATGTATATTAGAAATGATTATCCTCTTATAATTAAATATAGTGTTGCTAATTTAGGAGAAATTAAACTTTGTTTATCTCCAAATGTTGATTAATATGATTTTGAGTAATTTCGTATCCTTTATTCATTATTTTTTCTTTATCAGTTTTATTCATATCAAATTTTAATCCATAACCAATTTCAGCATATATAATTCTTTTGTCTATTTTATTATTTTGTATATCATAAACTGTTTGATCTTGATTTATCATTAAAGAATAAATAAATTCTAATATTGGGAAAATTTCCAATATTTCAATTTTAGATACTGTTCCTCCTCTTATAAATAATCCTAGATAATTTTTAGATTCACAAACTTCTATTGGAAAATGACCTCTTAATCCTCCATCAACATACAAACAATCATTATATTTTACAGGTTTAAAAAATCCAGGAATTGCTGTAGTCATTTGAACCAATTTTGAGACCGATAAATCGGGATCAGTTTCATGAGAAATATATTCTAATTGTTTTTTTGTAGCATTAAAAACTTTGACTATTAATTTCACATTATTATATTCATATAATTCTTTTAATGTGATATCTTCTACTTTTAATTTATTCTTAATAATTTTTTTGATAAATGATCCACAACCTTCAGTTGAAAAAAATCCAAAATCAACTAAAAAATCGTCTATTTTTAAATCTTCATGATCTAATAATTTAAATAAATCATAATTCATAACAATTTCTCTACATAATTCTAATTTAAATTTAATAAGTAAACATACAGATGGAAAAATACCTGCTGATGTTGTTATAATTTCTTTAATACCATCTAAGTTTTCATTAATAATATTATTTTCAAATAAAGATTGAAATATACCAAAATAAGCCACACCACTTGGACCACCTCCGGAAAGAACTAATGTATCTATTTTCATTTAAATTAATAATTGATAATTTTTTTAAATAATATTTTCTAATAAAAGAATATAGAATGTCACAATTAAATATATCAGATTTATATGCGAAAACAAATGAAAAAAATTTAAAAAGATTAGAAATATACGATAATGTATTAGTAAAATGTCACAACCGAATAAAATATAATTCAAATCTTGAAAAAACTTATTGTTTTTTTCAAATACCTGAATTTATAATAGGAACACCTATATATGATATAAATGAAATGAGAAAATATGTAATAAATAGTCTTAAAAATAATGGTTTTAAAATAATGTATATTGAACCAAATTGGTTATTTATTTCATGGATGAAAGAATCCAATAAAAAATTAGTAAACAAAGAATATAAAAAAGAAATAAAAGAAAAAGAAAAAAGTAAATATAAATCAGTTGATGGTTTTAAACCAACTGGATCTTTAATATATGATGAATCAACTATGTTAGGATTATCTAATAAATTTAGTTAATAAGTTTAGTTAATAAGAATTTTTCCCTAATCGATAAATATTATCATACAATATTAAAAAGAAAAAACCTGTAAATATATATAATAATAATTCATTCATTTGATAATTCATATCAATTTTTGGAATTATTTCTTCAACGACCTTTGGTCTTGGATTATTCTTATTTTTTTTATATTCCATAAATTCTTGATAATCTGGATCATCTTTAAGAGTTTTTGGAATTTGACCATATGGATTTGATGAACTTACAATATTACTATTCGCGTAATTAACTGGTTTATAACTATCACCAATTAGTCTATCATCTTTTAATAATTGATTTCTTTTAATAGATTCTTTTTCAAAATTTTGTTTATCATTAACGGAAACTAATAATTCGGATTCCATTTCACTAGGTTCCATAGGAATTACACTTTTAGTTTTCTTTTTCTTTTTGGGTTTATAATTTTCACCCCATACTTCGGATAAAGGAGCTCCAAGCATTATAATATAATAGATACATATTTTATTTTATTAATTAATCCATAAAATAAAATATTCTAAAAAGTAAATGGAAAATATTATTGATAATTTTAAAAAAGGAACTAGTTATTTAAATGAGAATAAATATTTTATAGGATTATCAATGATATTAGTTAATATTGGAGCTAGATTTATTATTGATGAATTAGATGATGAAACAAGAAGTTATATATCAAATACAATAGTTCGTAAAATATTCGTTTTTTGTGCCTTTTTTATGGCAACAAGAGATATATTTACTTCATTAATTTTAACTGTTGTTTTTGTTATAATAATAAATGAATTTTTAGGAAAAGAAGAAGAAGAAAATGAAAAAGATAAAAAAGGAGGATCATTTAATAAAGGTGTTCTTGAAAAAGCTATCCAAGATTTGAAAAATGTTCAAAACACAATTTAAAGATTTAGTGTTATTCCACCTCCGCTTTTTCTATCTGAATCACCACTAATAAGTGAAATATTATCTAAATCTGGTATTTTATTTGGTTCTAAATTCATAGCACTCATTAAATCATCCAAACCATCAGGACCTTCCATATCACTTCTAGCTGGACTTACAGGTCTTCCACCTTGATTTTGTGGAGCACTTCTTTTTGGAGGACCTCCACCCATAAGTCCTCCCATTAGTCCACCCATTAATCCACTCAAAGGATTACCTCCACCTCCACCTAAACCCATCATTGATTCTAAAGGATTAGGAGGTTGAGGTTGTGGTGGAGCATAATTATTATTATTCATTGTTCCAACAGCTGCTTCGGCAAATTGTTTCATTAATTCTGGATTTTGTCTTAATACATCATCCATTCCAGGAATAGAAGACTTAAACATAGTATTAGTTAAATGGAACATAAATGCTGAACCAGCTAAAGTTAATAACAATCTAATTTCTGGAGCAATATTATCTCCCTCACCACCATATTTTTCATTTAATTCTTCGAAGATTTCGTCATAATCATTTAGATTTTCATTTACAGATTCAGACCAACCATCTAACTTAATATTAAAAGGATCAAATTTACCATTTAAAAATTCTAATCCTGTAATTGCTGCCATCAACATTTTTCTCTGAAACTTTACACTATTATCAATTTCCCTTTGTTTTTTTAATTTAATATATTCATTTCTCATGTCTTCGAGATGTGAATTCATATTATAATTCATAGTCGTTCTAATACCCTGACCTTCTAATTTCTTGAATTTATAAATTAAATCTATTTTTTCATTTTTAATTTCTTGAGGAGTTAATCGATGAATAGGTTTATAACCTCCATTGTCTTCTTTATCATTACTACTATTATTCATAATAAAACTATCATCTTTAGGATCTATTGATGGATTATTAATATCTCCATCTACGATCCCTCCTTTATCTTCTACCTTAAAAAAACTAAAGTCATCATTTTTGTCTTCTTTTTTTTCTGGATTTATATCTAAAGGATTTGTATTAGATAATAATTCAACACCATCTGTTACATTTAGTTTAGGTTCTCCCATAATATCTATTTTTTTTTCTGAATTATAAGAGTTACTATATGGACTATCATCTAAACTAAAACCGAGATTGTCGCTAAGACTATCTCCAACAGAAACTATTTTTGTACCGATATCAAAATCTAAATTAAGATCAACCATTTTAATTATAGTAGAAAGATTTGTTTAAATATATATACGCACTTTAACTTAATAATTCTTTTATATTTTCAGGTAATTCATTTATTTTAGAATTATAAAATTCTTCTATATTTTTAAGATCTTGAACTTCTTTATCATTTATTAAATTAATCGCAATACCTTTTCTACCATATCTCCCTGATCTTCCAATTCTGTGAATATATGTTTCTTTTTCTCTTGGCAAATCAAAATTAATAACCAATGATAATTGTTGAATATCTATACCTCTTGATAATAAATCTGTTGATAATAAGATACGAATTTTACCAGATCTAAATTCTTCCATAATTTTTTTACGATCTTCAGAAGATCTATCACCTGAAATATATGATACAGGAAAATTATCTTCTAAAAATCTTTGATAAATTTCATTTATTTTAATTTTACTATTAATATAAATAATACATTGATTTACATTTATTACATCATATAAATCTGTTATAATATCATATTTCCAATTATTATCTTTAACTTTTACATAAAATTGTTGAATTCCTTCTAATGTTAATTCTTCATTTTTAACCAAAATCTTTTGAGGATTATTCATAAATTTCTGAGTTAAATCTAATATATCATCTGGTAATGTTGCACTGAATAAACATATTTGACATTTTTTACTAATTGATATTATTATATTATAAATAGTATCTTTAAAACCATAAGATAATATTTCATCTGCTTCATCTAATACTAATATCTTTAAATCACTCGAAACAATATGACCCCTTTGAATCATATCCAAAACTCTTCCAGGAGTTCCTATTAATATTTCTGGTTTCAAACTTAAATTTTGAATACATTCTGAGATATTAGTTCCACCTATCAATTTAAGAATATTAATATTCATATATTTACTTATTTCTGTCATTACATCATAAACTTGATTAACAAGTTCATGTGTAGGTAATAATATTAAACATTCTGTTTTTTTTATAGAAGGATCTATTTTATTTAATAATCCTATTACATAAGCACCGGTTTTACCTGTCCCCGATTGTGCTTGAGATATTATATCATATCCCTTTATTATTTCGGGGATAGACCTCTGTTGTATCGTAGATGGTTTTTCGAAACCATAAGAATATACGCCCCTCAAAATATTTTCATTTATATTTAAATCATCAAAATTACTCCCCATTTAAATAATTATTGTTTTTATTCCTTTATATAATAAATATTATTTCATATGTTTCTTTAATAAAATATGAATTTTTTTTATATCTGAACCACTACAACTATCCAACAAAGAATTATTAGCATCAAACAATAAAAAGGTTGGGACACTTCTTATATTATATTGATTACTTAAAGTTTCATTTGATTCTATATCAACTTGATAAAAAATAATTTTTGATTCATCTAATCCTTCACTTAATTTTTCTATTAATGGTTTTATTCTTTTACATGGACCACACCAAGAAGCAGTAAAATAAAAAAGTTTTAAACAATTTTTATCTTTCAAATCAGATATATCATTATTTTCTATATTTTTCATTTAATAACTAAATATAAATTTATTATCATTATTATACTTAATAATCATCATAACTTTCATTATCTGAACTAGATTCAACATTTTCTAGATAAAAGGTATTTCTATCTTCATCTTCAAATCCTTTGTATAATTCTAACATTAATGGATCAATTTCTAATTTTGAATTTTTATCTTCATAATATTGTTCTCTTTGTTTATCAGTTAATTCTTGAATTTCACTAAATGATAAATAATTAAATTTTTTTTTTGGAAGTTTTGTAATTGGTCGTAAATAACTGAAGTCTTCTTTATTTAAAACTAAATGACTATAATTTTTTGGCAAATATTTAGAACATTTATTAGAACACATAAATGAACATAAATTAATTTTATCTCCGATATTTCTACCTTCTGAATCAGTTCTAATATTATCATTTTTTAATAGTAACCAAGGTTCAGTATCTTTATTACAAATAAAACATTTCATTTTTAAAATATTATTTATCTTAACAAAATTATATTAATATATAATATATATGTTGTCAAATTTTTAAATTTGATTACTACTTAAGTATATTATTATAATATACTTATAGTATAAACAATGATCATTCTAAGTGAAATAAATGAATATGTTTTAAATTACGTTTCTAATTATGTTAATGAATCTTCTGTAAGTAAAAAATATGCTTATAGAGTTATTGAAAATTCTCCTCTCATTAGAAATAAGATTGTTTCCGAACTTATTTTAAAATATGATCTTAAAGATTCTATCTTAGATGAGTCTAGTATTTATTATTTAAATAAATTTGTGAATAAAACTATTACTGAAATCGTTCGAAGATATTTTGATCATGAATATAATAAGATGAATATCTTATATAAACTTGAAAAACTTAAGAAATTAGAATTACCAGAACAAAGGACACCAGAATGGTATAAAATGAGGGAAACAATGTTAACTGCTAGTTCTTTAGCAGATGCTTTGGGTAAAGGACATTTTAAAACAAAAGAAGATCTTTTAATTGATAAGTCTTCAAAGGATCCTTTACCTTATGTTTCCAATGATATAATTGAATGGGGTGTTAAATATGAACCAGTAGCAACAACCTTTTATGAAAAAATAAATAATGTAAATGTTTTAGAATTTGGTTTAGTTCCTCATCCCGAATTTAAAATCTTTGGAGCTTCACCTGATGGAATATGTGATGAAAATTCATCTGAAGAATATATTGGAAGAATGTTAGAAATTAAATGTCCTCCAGTTAGAAAATTTACAAAAGAAGTTCCAGAACATTATTGGATGCAGATGCAAGGTCAATTAGAAACTTGTGATTTAGAAGAATGTGATTTTCTACAAGTTAAACTAATAGAATATAATTCTGAAGAAGAATATAAAAATGACAAATATTTAGAAAATGAGAAAGTTAAAGAAGGATATACCGAAGATAATCTTCCAAAAGGTTTAGTTTTAACATTTCTATCTTATAATGATAAAAAAGAAAAAAAATATAATTATGAATATTCTAAATTTAATCAATCATATGATGATCTTAAAAAGTGGTCAGATGAAATAATAAAAAATTATAAAAATGAATATTCTGAAATTAAATATAATTGGTGGAAAATTGAAAGATATGAATGTACATTGGTTTTAAGAGATAGAGAATGGTGGATGGAAACAATGCCTAAAATTATAGATTTTTGGGAAGATGTTGAACATTATCGTAAAATTGGTAATCAATCATTAATAGATAAAAAAACAGAAAGGAAAAAGAAAAGAAAAAAGAAAAAAGAAGAAAAAAATACTAATGTAATTGAAATTAGTAAAGAAATACAAGATCAGATTAATAATAGTTATTTATTAGATTCAGATTCAGAATAAATTTATTTATCTTCTTTTAGTTTTCTTTCTTTTAGTTTTGTTTCTTTTCTTTTTGTTTGTTTTATTTTTATTTCTTTTAGTTTTAGTCTTTTTTGTTTTCTTTTTAGATTTACGTTTTGTTTTCTTTTTAGATTTATGTTTCTTTTTAGAAGAAGAAAACATAGAACCATTAATCATTAAAGTGATTGTATCATTAATCCATCCAGATTCGTTTCCTGGACCAACAATTAAACCCAAATCTTTCAATTTAAAATCATCATATAATTCAGTTAAAGGATTTCCATCATAAATTAACATATCATTTTCTGTCATCATATGTTTTTGAATCGATTTCTTAAAATCTTTTAGTTTAACTGAAGATTCTATTTTATATTTATGACTTCTTTTTTGATCTGGTTCTTTACCACCAAAACTTATAATTTTATTTAAAGTTAAGATAGAATTAATATTATCACTTTTCTTTTTACCTTTCTTTTTGATATAAGTTTCATGTAAATTACGAATATTCCCAAAATCTAATAAATTTGTGACACTAAATAATGGTTCATAGTGTCTAATACCCTCTGAAACTCCTTCACCTACATTATGATATACATATAATGTTTCATCTGAATCAGGATGAGTATATTTAGCATTAGGAACAGTTACGAGTTTAGAATTATTCAATGTAAGAATTTCTATACTTGTTTGTAAAACATTTCCCATAGCAGTTACTTCTAAATTACCCGCATATTCTTCATAATCTCTCAT